ATAAGAATGTAGAACTATTTAAATCAACATCACAAATACAAATAGTATTATTTTTAAGAGATTATTGGTACACATTAAATAATATTCCATTGCCAACAGATAATGAGAAATGGGAAAAAATAAAGGGGGAGCTGAAAAATAACAAAGTAGGAACTTAAAAAAGAAAATGTGTGCCTAAAAGAGAATAGAAGATTTACAAAGTGAATTAGATGATTTAAATGATGCTTATTCTATTTTGGAAAATGAAAATGCAAATTTACAATTTGAATTAAATAATTCACCTGACAGAATAAATAATATAGATAATTTTAAATTTCAGTTGAGATGTGATAATTTAATGTCATTAGAATTAAAACAATTCATAGCTGATTATTTAAGATGGCATAATAAATAAGATAGGAGGTAGTAAATGACAATTAAAGAAGTAAAAGAAGATAAACACCTAAATATTAAAACAAAAACAAAAACAAATCCATATAGTAAAGCATTAAGAACAAATACAGGACATACACTAACAGACAAAGAAGCTGCTTTTATAGATAATTATATAGCAAGTGGTAACCAAAGACAGTCAGTATTAGAAGCAGGATATAAGACAAATTGCCCTAGTCAAGTAGCGCAAATCATTATAAACAAATCTTATATCAAGGAAGAAATCGATTTCAGACGACAGCAATTAGCTAGTCAGCGCATAGCAAGTGCCCAGGAAATACTAGAATACTTTAGTTCTGTAATGCGTGGAGAAGTAAAAGACCAATTTGGATTAGAAGCACCTTTAGGAGAACGCACCAAGGCAGCTCAAGAACTAGCAAAAAGACAAATTGATATTGATAATAAGATAAATGGTAAGCAGCAAGCAGAGGTTAAAATCACATTAGATTGGAAAAGGAACTAAATTTATTGTACAATTTTACTAATAGGGTGTTTTTATCACGGAGGAAATAAAAGTTCGTTTGTACAATTTGTACAAAAGCCAAGACATTTTCGATGATTAGCATCTCCTCATATAGTGTTATTGACTAGCTGATTTATCATATCAACTAGTCAACTTTGCCTCTTAGCCAAAAGGTAAAGGCAGTAGATTTTGATTCTACGATTTATAGGTTCGAATCCTATAGAGGCAGTCGGTTAAATGAAAGAAGTATTTATATGCACGATTTATCAATATCAATAAAAGATTGCATTATCCCGATGTATGATGATGTATTAAAAGATATATTAGCTCATAAGCATGTACATTATGTATTTGCTGGAGGTAGAGGAAGTACTAAATCGTCGTTCGTAGGGGGAATTGCAATCCCTCTGCTAATAATGCAGAATCCACTATGTCATGCAGTATGTTTTAGACAAGTTGGCAATACAATTCAAAAATCAATACGTTCTCAGGTAGAGTGGGGTATTCATCAATTGGGGTTAGATGCGTTATTTACAATACCTAAAGCCTATAACAATCCTATAATATATAATCCTACTGGGCAGCAGATTATATTTATGGGAATGGATGACCCTAACAAAGTTAAATCATTAAAGCTGCCTTTTGGATATGTAGGCATAACATGGTTTGAGGAATTAGACCAATACGCAGGAGAAAATGCTATAAGAAAAGTATTGCAGTCAACTATGCGTGGGGGTGAGTTATTTTGGGATTTTAGAACATTTAATCCTCCAATAAGCAAAAACAACTGGGCGAATGAATACGCAGATATCGCAGAAACAAGACCTAATACTCTAGTTGTTAGAAATACCTATTTAGATGTCCCAATTGATTGGTTAGGTCAACAGTTTATAGAAGAAGCTGAAGACTTAAAAGCAATTAATCCTGCTGCCTATGAACATGAATATTTAGGTATTGCAATTGGTACAGGTGGAGATGTATTCCCTAATGTTAGTGATTTAGATATGAGTCAGCTAGTACCTATTAGGGACTATAATGGTAACACATTAAAAGAAATGCCAATGTGGCAGACTTTTGACCGTATTTATAATGGCATTGACTGGGGATTTGCCAAAGACCCATTTAGATTTGTAAAAATGCACTTTGATTCAAGAAAATTAGATTTGTATATATTTGCTGAATATAGCACTACTAAAACAAGAAATGAAGATGTATTTAATACTATATTCAATGAAAAAAAGCTAGTAACAAAGGAAGAACTAATTACAGCAGACAGTGCAGAAGAAAAGTCAATAGCCGATTTTAAGGCATATGGTGCATTTATCAGAGGTGCTGAAAAAGGGCCAGAGTCCGTAAGATACGGCATTAAATGGTTGCAAGGTTTAAGACATATTTATATTGATAAAAGAACTTGCCCTTTAACCTATAAGGAATTTATCGGCTATGAATACGAACAAGATAGGGATGGTAATTTTATAAGTGCATACCCTGATAAGGACAACCATTCGATAGATGCCACTAGGTATGCACTTGAAAAATATTGGAAGAGGAAAGGAAATTAGTGTTATGGGGAGCACTAGTACGGGTAAATTAACACACAGTATACAACACATAAAAGTCAATCCTAACTGGGCGTATCAACCAGATGAAAATACTGATTTGAATGATATGGTAAGAAATCCAATTCCATTCGTGGGTATAAGTAAAGACTTAGAGCTTGCAATGTTATTCGATGGAAACGATACAAGACAGTCTAAATATGAAAATGATGTTAGTATTGATATATCTAAATTGCAAACCCTCCAACCATTCGTATTGAAATCTGGTTTAGAAAACTATCAAAGGTTTGATTTAACCGAAAGACCATATGTAGTTGAATATAAAGGTAAATATTACTTATTAGATGGTAATCATAGGGTTGCAAATGCTAAATTAAAAGGGGACAAATTGGTGAAAGTAGACATATCACACAGAGTCCTAAAATAAATATATAATAGGCTGAATTAAAAGTGAAAGGAAATTAAGGATATGGGTTCAGTAGGTACGACTGGAAAAGGTACTTGATGATGTGATGAATGTTATTCACGAATTAAGATAATACTCAGTAAAAAGTTATTTACATATAATTATTTATGTATTATAATGTTTAATATAAATTAAAGGGGGGGGTACTTATCAATGAGAAGTACAGGAAATTCAGTAATAGCTACAAAAAAACGACATCTGCTAATAGCAATCTTAATAATAAATTAACTACTGCATACCAAGCAGTATTAGACAAAGCAAAGGCAAGTGCTAAAGCTAATCCAAATAATCTAACATACCAGAATATGGTTTTCAATTATATAGAGCTGACGAAAGCTAATAAAGCTACTAATATTCAAATTGGTAAGACATATTCGGGTACAAAAGCTATTATAGCATTAGATAGTCAAACAGAACTTGGTTCTAAGGCGGCAATTACAATTGATGGTAAAACAACCAATTACACTTTGAAATACGGGAGTCAGCCTAGATTTTATGGGGGTAAAGTTTGGGAGAATGAAGATGGGAGTCAATTTAATTCAGATACCACTATAATCCTTTCCAGTCTCTACCAGCTAAGAGGTGGTAAATTGAAGAATGATAAAACTGTTAAAGTAAAATTATTAGGTAAATAATGCAAACAATAATACACGAAAAAGGATACAAGTATATAAATTCCATATTTAACGACATAGAACATTTCTATTCTATGACCAGTGTTAAAGAAAACACAAGACAGCTTGTTCCATACACGTTTGACAGCTCATTCACACGTTTATCAGCTTTATTTAGCCAGTTTGGAGGGGTTGACTATACATTTAACTATATAGACAAGAAATACGTCAAATTGTCTAAAATACAAAGTGGTAAGAATATTATTGTATGTTTTAGTGGGGGTAAGGACAGTCTTACCACTGCTTTACACTATAAGGAAACAGGATGGAAAGTATACTTGTATCACGTTACTGGAGTTAATAAGACATATTATGACGAGCATAAATACGCAAGCAAACTTGCGGAAATGTTGGAATTACCAATTATCATTGAGGATATAAGCTATAAAGGAAATCACGAATGGACAGAACATCCGATGAAAAATATGGTAATAGCAAGTATGGCATTAAACTACGGTATTAAACATAACACAACAACCAAAATTGCATTTGGTAATTTTAACACCAGTTCACTTTACAATGATGAATTTGGTGTATGTGGCGGAGATTGTAAAGAAATGTGGCAGGCATATGAAAGTATAATAAACACAGTTCTTACAGGATTTAAAATATACAGACCAAACAGAAATTATCAAACAGCATTCAATAAGCTGTTAAAATATCCAAATTTGATAGAGCACACAATAAGCTGTCTCACACCTAATAGGTTTAGGGAACAGTTTAGACAAAGAACTATGGCAAAATATGGATACCAGTTATCTGAAAATCGTTGTGGTTGTTGCTGGAAATGTGCAGTGGAATATATTCAGTTTACAGACAACAACATATTTTCATTAAATCCCCAATATTATATTTACTGTCTTGAAATATTGTGTTATACTATATTCAAGGAGTCCGGAAGAATGATACACAATGTGAATGAAGTCTGGAATAGCTACTTTTTCTATCCCATGTCAAAATCAAAGATGAAAGGAGTACTATACAATGCAACTATTCGAAGTGGAAAAATCAAGTATTTCCAGTAAATTATTAAAGGATAAATATATAGTTCCACCATTCAGTATATTAGACGCAAAAAGTGGGTATTGGATGGAAAGGAAAAAGGAATGGGAAAACATATTACAGGACAGAACAGACAATATTAGAAATATCACTGCAAGAGGAAACACTTGTTATAAAAACAATTATGACAACGTGGATGCTTATTATGGATTAAAATCAAAAGGTACAATAAGCACATTTGACCCATTTCTATGCGAAATATTAATAAAGTGGTGTAGCACTCCTGCAATGCGGATATTAGACCCGTTTGCAGGGGGAATAGTCAGAGGGGCAGTAGCTGGGGTATTAGGGAGAAAATATACAGGATATGATATTAATCAAAAACAAGTGGCGCATAATATCACAAGATGGCGTCAGTTAGCAATGCAATATGTAAATATTGAAAATGATGTGGTGTGGGTAAACGATGATTCAGAAAATATGCGTTTGGCGGATAAAACATTTGATATGCTGTTAACTTGTCCACCATATTACAATTTAGAGGTATATACAGATAATCCTAATGATTTAAGCTGTCAAAAAACTTATGAAGATTTTATAAAAAAGTATACAAATATAATACAAATATGTTATAATAAGTTGAAGGACAATTCATTTGCAGTTATTGTAGTAGCAGAAATCCGAGATAATAATGGCATTATGTGTGGGTTTGTACCTGATACAATAAATGCCTTCAAACAAGCAGGATTTAAGTATTACAATGAAATGATACTGGAAAATAGAGTTGTTAGCCTAGGTGTAAGGTGTCCAAAGTACTTTGACCAGAGTAGAAAAGTAGGTAGACATCATCAAAATGTTTTGGTATTTTACAAAGGGGATACAAGAGAAATAGAAAATAAGTTCGGAGCATTTAAAAATGAATAGGAGTATATAAATGTTTTCACAAGTGTTTACAAAAATAAAGGAGATTATATGTAACATGATAGGTAGTAGAACGATTGAAAATGCATTGCACATTACACCGGTAGTATCAACTAAAATGGAAAAAGCAATTCAATTATGGGGCGATATGTACGAGGGTAGATGTCCTTGGTTGCATGAACCCGACAACGATAACCCCGTAAGAATAGCTTCATTAGGGCTACCAGCATTTATTGCTAGTGAAAAAGCAAGAATGGTAACATTGGAGATGAAGTCAGAAATTACAACGCCCACAGAAGTGACAGAAGAACCTAATCCAGATTACAAGCCCCCAACAGAAGATGAAAATGGAAATATTACAGTAAGTGGTGAAAAACCTACAATAGTAACTGAAAAGCCAGTGAGTGATACTAGTAGGGCAGAGTATTTACAATCACAATATACAAAAGCAACAGAGCAATTAAGACCTCAAGTAGAATATGGAATTGCTAAGGGTGGATTAGTAATTAAGCCATATGTTATTTTAAATGTGCCTGAAATTGAAGGTGAAGTAGCACAGCCCAAAATTGAATACGATTTTGTACAAGCAGATGATTTTTATCCTTTAGCGTTTGATGGAAGTGGTAAAATAATTGAGGCTGCCTTTGTGCAATCTAAAATAGATAAAAATACAATCTATCGTAGACTCGAATATCATAAATTAGTAGGAAATACTGTTATTATTCAAAACAGAGCGTACGAAAGCAATAATGTACAGCATATAAATACTTTTGATGATGAAAGTTTGGGTAAAGAAATACCTCTTACATATGTCCCAGAATGGGCAGATATACAACCTGAAACAAGAATACAAAATGTTGATAGATTATTATTTGCCTATTTTAAAATGCCTGAAGCTAATACAGTAGACCCTCATAGTCCTTTAGGCGTTAGTGGATATAGTAGGGCAGTAGGATTAATTAAAGAAGCAGATAAGCAATACAGTAGAATCTTATGGGAATATGAAGCAACCGAAGCCGCCATTGACATTGACAGAGACGCACTAGCAGAAGTATACGATAATCAAGGCAATGTGCATTCTATTAACCCTACATTGCAAGCTAGATTATTTAGACCAGTTGATTTAGGTGAAAGTAATACATATAATCCATTTTTACCAACTATTAGAGATACATCATTAATTAACGGATTAAATAATATCTTAATGAGAATCGAAGATGTATGTGCATTAAGTAGGGGTACAATATCTGACGTAGCAGCAGAAGCAAGGACAGCTACGGAATTAAAGATATTAAAGCAACGTAGTTATAGTGCTAATGCTGATATACAGCACGCATTGGAAAAAGCATTAAAAGACCTAGTATATATCATGAATGTATACTGTACAGTTTATAATATTACTCCTGAAGGTGAATATGATATATCTTTTGAATGGGATGATAGTATTTTAACTGACGTTGATAGTGAATTATCCAAACGTATCACCTTAATGCAAAATGGATTAGCTAGTAAGGTTGAAACAAGGATGTGGTACTTTGGTGAAACTGAAAGGCAAGCAATGGAAGCACTGCAAAAAGTGTCAGATGAAAATAAACAATCAGCTGAAGATGAAGTAATGAATACTTTTGGTGGAGATAATAAATAATGTTAAGTGAAGATAGCATTGATACATTAATGCAGCCTATAATAACAAGACAAGAGGGTATAAATACCTATATCATTAATAAAATTGCAGAAAGGGTTAATGATATAGGTAAAATGCTGCCCTCTGATATATATAAATTAGAAAGATTATTAAAAACTGGCAGTGATGTTAAATTGATTAACAATGAACTTGCCAAAGTGACTAGACTACAGATTAAAGATATTAAAAAATTAATAAGAATAGTTGCACAAGATGTTTATTTAGATACCAAACCATTTTACGATTATCGACATTTATCATTCATACCTTTTGATAAAAATACAGAGTTGCAGAGTATAGTAACAAGTATAGCTACACAAACCGCTGAAATGTATATTAATATGTCTAAATCACAAGCATTTATGATACGTGATTTAACTAACCCAAGTAAATTAATACCAACTACAATATCTGATACATATCAGACAATCGTAGATGAAGCAATTCAAGCTAATTCAATGGGTATAATTGATTACCATACTGCTATGCGTAGAACTATGAAACAGTTAAATGAAAGTGGTATAAGGTGCGTTATATACCAAGCTGAAAGTGGGCGTATACACACGCAGAGATTAGATACAGTCGTACGTAGAAACCTATTAGATGGTGTACGAGCTATTAATCAAGGTGTGCAAGATGAAACCGGTCGTCAGTATGGGGCAGATGGTAAAGAAATATCTGTACACCAATATCCTGCCCCTGACCATGCTGAAGTGCAAGGACATCAATTTACTAATGAAGAATACACTAAAATGCAAGATGGTAAAAGTTTTAAAGACATACAGAGCAGAGCATATGAAGCATTTGAACGAAAAATAGGCACTCTGAATTGTAGGCATTTTGCATTTTCTATAATAATTGGGTATGCTAAGCCCAATTACACCGATAAACAATTAAATCAGTTTTTAGTGAACAATAATAGAGGATACACATTACCTAATGGTAATCGTCTTACAATGTATCAATGCACACAAGAACAGAGGCGATTGGAAACAGAAGTGCGAAAAGCAAAAGATGGTCAAATAATGGCTAAGAAATGTGGTGACATAGAGCTTGCTAAGCAGTACCAAGCTAAGATAAACGAATATACAACTAAATATAATTCATTCAGCAAATCATGTGGACTTGTTATTAAACCTATTAAAACGACAGTTAGTGGGTATAGAAAAATAAAATTGTAAAATTAATACTTGACATATAATAAAATATGTGGTAATATATTTGATATAAATTAAAAGTTAATATAAATTAAAAGGAGGTACTTATCAATGGGAAGTACAGGAGCAAAAAAAAATTCAAGTATTGCATTAAATGCTAATAATACAAGTGTTACGACGATAGAAAATAAGATACCCACAATAGGGGATTTAGTGCATATTAAATCTTGGTTCATTGATAAAATAAATAAACCTAATTATGCAATGAGTCCTTATGAAGGAGAACAATATAGAATTATACAAGAGACTGAAAAAGCCTATAAGATAAGTATAGACACTGAAACACTAGATGGTGAACATGACGTGTCATATACCTCTTGGATTCCTAAATCTGCCACTCAGACAAATGCACAATATTTGGAATCTCGTAAGCAAGAAGAAGCAAGATATAATAAAGGTGTAAGAGAATATGACAGACTCATTAAATTCGCTAAAGATAATAATATTAAAGGAGTTAGAGTTGGTTTAAAAAAGAAAACCATTCTTGATAAGCTTGAAAAAGCCGGGTTAAAATTCAGTTAAAAATAATTATAAAAATATACAAAAAATACTTTACAAAATTAATTTGATATAGTATAATCATATAGAAGAGTAATTAGTTGATTTCAAGTTATTTGGATTCATTTTCAAATTCCTCCTCGTGATTTCAAAAGCATATATTGTATGGACTAGTCCCCATATGGTATATGCTTTTTTCACGTATAAAAGGATATATCAAGGGAGTATATTAATGGCAGCAGCAATTATAGGGTTAATAGGTTCTGTTTTAGTCGGTGTATTATCGTTAATTGGAGTAATATATACAAATGCACAAAGCAATAAAACAGTTGAAAATCAAATAGTAACAGCACAAGCAGTAACGGATAATAAGATAGAAAATCTTACAAGGGAAGTTAAAAAGCATAATGACTTCGCAAGTAGAATACCTGTACTTGAAAATAAGATAGAAAATCTTGAAGAAGAGGTAAGGGAGTTGAAAGAAAAATGAAAGATAAATTAAAAGATTGGCAAGTAAGAGCAATTAAAACATTTATTCAAACATTTATAGGCACATTAATTCCATCAATTTGTTTAGCTATTGGAGATTCAATGCCTACGAATTTAACTGGTTGGAAAACATTGCTAGTACCGCTAGTATGTTCAGCCACTTCATCTGCAATTTCAGCGGCATGGAATATTATTGAAAATGGAATTGATAATTAAACCTTTATAGGTTTTATTATATAGTCTAGCATAAAGACCTTAAAATAAATGCACATTCACGCAGCACACCGACTGCGAATTTATAAATTAAGGTGATATAAAGGATGTAAAAGGAGTTAAAAAATGAATTTAAAAGAACTTTTTGACAAAGCTGAAAATGGTACGTTCAATTATGAACAGTTTCAGGAAGCTACAAAGGATTTAAAACTTGTCGATTTGAGCGAGGGGGCTTATGTATCTAAATCAAAGTATGAAGATGATATTAAGACACGAGATACGCAAATTGACACATTAAATGCTACTATAGGTTCTAGGGATAAGGATTTAGAGGCAATTCAGAAACAGCTTTCAGAAGCTGGAGTTGACGCTGAAAAACTTTCCACATTGTCAAACGATTTATCCACATTGCAGGGTAAATATGATACTGATATAAAGCAGTATAAAGAACAGTTAAGAAAACAATCATATGAATTTGCTGTCAAAGAATTTGCAAATTCGCAGAAGTTTTCAAGTAATGCTGCCAAACGAGATTTTATTAATTCTTTGGTAAATGCTAATTTAAAAATGCAAGATAATGAGATTTTAGGTGCTAATGACTTCATGTCAAAGTATACAGAAGCAAACGCAGATGCGTTTGTAGTGGAAACACCAAAGCCACAGCCTACTATTGTAGCATCCACTACAGCACCCACTCCACAGCCAAAGCAATCATTATCAGACCTCATGGCAGCGAAAAACAATAATCCAGATATGGAAGTTAATTACTAAACGCAAAGAAAGGAAGTAGACTATAATGGCAGTAAAGCAATTATTTGATTCAAAGCTATTTAATGGCGAAGTATTTCAGGGATATGTTGATAGAATTCCTAATACAAGACTCACAGAACTTTTAAAGTCGAGAGCCATTAGACAAAGACAAGACCTCGTATCGTCAATGTCAGACCAAGTAGGGGGTAACTACATTACCACACCACTTAAAGGTCTTATTAGTGGTTCGGTACCAGTAAACTATGATGGTGATACAGATATTCCATCATCAAGCACCGACACATTCTCACATTCTAGGGTTGTAGTTGGTAGAGCATGTGCATGGACAGAAAAGGATTTCTCATATGATATTACAGCTGGTGAAGATTTCATGGAAAACGTAGCACAGCAGATTTCAGAATATTGGAATGAGATTGACCAAGATACTATTGTACATATCCTTAATGGTGTATTTAATATGTCGGATAAGGCTGGTGCAAACTTCGTAAATAAGCATACATACAATGTAACAGCACTTACTAACTCAGAAGGTAAGACTGGGTATATGGATGGTACTACACTTAACACAGCAATGCAGAAGTCATGCGGTGACCATAAGAATAAGTTTTCACTTGCAATTATGCATAGTGCAGTAGCTACTAATCTTGAAAATCTTAAGTTACTTGTATATCTTAAGTACAATGACGCAAACGGAATCGAAAGAGATTTGTCAGTAGGTACACTTAATGGTAGAACAGTAATCGTAGATGATTCTATGCCGACTGTTGAAGATTTATCAACAGCAACATTCACAGCAACTTCTGATACTTCTATTGATTCTACTAAGACTTACTACACAAGAAGTGGTTCAGCTAGTGCTGGATATACTTATGCAGAAGTTAGCAATCCAGTAGTAGACAATATTAAGTCTTACTACGAAAAGACAACTGATGGTGAAGTTGCATATATTACTTATGTATTTGGCGATGGTGCAATTGAATATACTAACTGTGGTGCTAAAGTACCTTATGAAATGTACAGAGACCCTAAGACTAATGGCGGTGCTGATACACTTTATAGCAGACAGAGAAAGTGCTGGTCACCTTATGGAATTTCATTCACACAGAACACAATGAAGTCACTTTCACCTACTAATGATGAACTTGAACTTGGTGCTAACTGGGAACTTGTAAATTCTAATAATGATGGTGAAAAGAAGTATATTTCCGATAAGGCTATTCCAATTGCAAGAATTATTTCACTTGGCTAATAAATGAAAGGATGGTGATTGAATATGGCAGTTAAAACATATTCATTAAAGAAAGATGGAGAAACTAGTTTATCCACTAATTTCAAAGTCAAAGAATTTAAATGCCATGATGGTAGTGATACAATTTTAATTGATACCGCTACTGTGGGATATTTACAAGCTGCAAGGCGATTAACTGGTACTGCAATCACCATCAATTCAGCTTATAGAACATCAGCATACAATAAAAAGATTGGCGGTGCAAGTGCTAGTCAGCATGTGAAAGGTAAAGCATGTGACACATATAGTAAAGCCGGTTGTGATTTACTTGCAAAGATATATGAATTATTAGGTGCGAATGGGATTGGGTATTATACCTATAGTCCGTTTGTTCACGTTGATTGCAGGGATTCAAAGTATTGGTGGAAGATGACTACAGCTGGTGGAAGTTATATTTCACAAAGTACATTTTGTGGTAAGACAATTATCAAAAATGTACAGGCAATTCTTAATTCAGCTTACACAAGTACTAAAAACAGTAATTATAATTGTGGCACAGCAGATGGAATAATTGGAACTAAAACTAAAGCAGCATTCAATTATTTTTGTTTAAATGCTAATGATAGTTGGAGAAACAAAATGCTTACAGCATTAAAGGGTTAAATAGATATAGGAGGACAGGTACATGACAAATTATTTAACATATGGAAGTACAGATAGTACGGATGATTCGTCACCTGTCCTTATGTATTTAGACTATTCTGAATACCAAGAACTAGGTGGGACTTTAGATGAAGCTACTTTCAATGATTTGGAATTTACGGCTGAAGTACTAATAAATTTACGGACATTTAATAGATTACGAAAGGAGAAATCCCCTAATACAGCAATTAAAAGGTGTGTTTATGCGTTGATTAAAGCTATCTATTTAAAGCAAAACGCACTAGTTCTTGGTCAATCAGATAGTGAAAATTCTACTCCAATTGCTAGTCAATCTAATGATGGTGTCAGTATAAGCTACAATGTGTTATCAGCTTCTGAAGTATTAGAATTAATGGATAAAGAAGTTGATAGGATTATCACACAATATTTAAGTAATGAAAGAAATAGTATAGGACAAAGATTACTTTATAGGGGGTTGTACCCTAATGAGTAATTACCCTATATGGTGGGACACCACACTAACCATTTACAATAAATTTGAAGATAGTCAAACACAATTAGTCAAGTGGTATAAAACCACAATAGATAAATGTTTTTGGAAATATGTGGGTAATAAAGTCACTGTAGGTACTACAGTACTTGAAACCAATGATATTATTTGTAGGATACCTAAGCAATCTAATTTTCTTGAAAAGGGTGATTGGATTAATATTCCCAATGATGAAATGTCAAATTATTTTACATTAAGTGGTGGGGATATTATTGTTAAAGGAAATGTTGATGATGAAATTAATGAATATAAAACTGGTAAGAGGTCAACAGATTTAATTGCAAAATACAAGAAATTACAAGGTTGCATGGAAATTGAAGAAGTTGCAATAAATGCGGGCTTAGGTAGGTGTAATGAACATTACTATGTGAAAGGCATATAAAATGGATATAATAACAACTGATATTAGCATTAACGAAAAAGCACTAGATTATAAAATAGATAACATTATAACTGATGATGTAATGCTGGAAATTCATAACTTATTTGCTAAAACAATAGATCCTTGGACTCCTTTTTTTGAAGGCCCATTATCGCAGACAGTAGAAATTACACCAAACTATATACGATATATTCAACCCTATTCTCATTATCAATATGTAGGCACTAATTTTAAGCATACTACAGAATATCATCCTTTAGCTACAGCATATTGGGATAGGGCAGCTATGCAAACACAATTACCACTATTTGAAAAGCAGGTAACTGATATATTAAAACGGAGGGCAAAAGAATTATATGGATAAAAATCAAGCTATCATAGATTATTTAATTCAATGTCCCCAAATTGCTAATAATCCTTTATTTTTTAACTTCGCTGAAAGTGATGATAATAATAAACAGATTGTTACAATTGCCAATGATAAAGCCATTAATAAAAAATTTATAGATGGCAGTGAACTGAAAAGATATAGTTTCACAATTATTGACTATCGGTCGATAATATATCAAGCAATTGTAAAACAAGAAGGATATCCCAATGAAAACGTAGAAGAAATGTTTGACGTACAAGGCATTATAGATTGGGTAACGACTCAGGAAGAAATTAGAAATTATCCTGATTTTGGAAATGATTGTGTTATAGAGCAGATACAAGCATTGACTGATAATCCTAATCTAAATGGCATTGACACAAGCAAGAAGCCTACGGTTGCAAAATATAGTGTTACAATACAAGTTGAATATTTAGATAAATCTAAAATGATTTGGAACTAATTTTTTGAAAGGAGTTAAATATGGCAACAAGTACAGATATTAATTTAAATGATGGTCAGAGGGCAGCCAGAAAGCTGTTAATTACAGTAGCTGAATGGGGTGACTCTAAGTCGCCATCAAGAGAAATACTTGGAACTCGTACAGAAGATTCAAGTATTGAATTTAATGCTGATATCGAAACATCTACAGATATTTTAGGTGTTACATATACAGACGTTAATAAGACCGAACCTCAGCAGGACTTCGACCCATTCTATGTATTGGGTGGCTCGAAACTTTCAGCTTATCTTGCTCAGGCTGCATTGAAGAACAATATAGACGCATACAATAATGTGTTTACAGTTTACATTATTACAGCATTTATAGGTTCTAGTGGTGCTTATGAGGCTGTTAAGCATACTGGATGTTCTATTATTCCTACTTCCATGGGCGGAGATAGCTACATCTCAATGCCAATTGAAGTACATTATAGCAATAATATTACAACTGGTACAGTAGATAAGTTAAGTGATGATTTTGTATTCACAGCTGACGCATCTGTATAATTAAAATATTAGGAGGAATTTGAAAATGAGTGCAAATGATGTAATTGATATTTCTTTGAATTTAGCTACAAAGAAGAAATTTAGAATTAATGGTGATAACGATAAGATATTGGAATTGGATATATCTGATTTTAATATTATTACAAGATTTAATGATTCATACCCACAGTTAGTGGAGCTTGACAATAAAATTGTTGAACTTGGTAAATCCTCAGACGAAGAAACTAACATGGAAGAATTTAGTGCTAAGTTTAAAGAAATTGATACTGAAATGAGAAAACTAATTGATACAATATTTGATACAAACGTATCGGAGGTTTGTGTGTCGGAGGGTAGCATGTATGACATCGTAGATGGTGAATTAAGATATGAACATATCCTTACACAGCTTATTCAGTTATATGAAACAAATATTAATTCAGAACTTGAAAAGCGAAGAGCTAATGTACAAAAGCATACAGATAAATATGCAAAGGCACGTAAGGGGTAATGGAATATGTACGAATTGCCGATAGAATATTCAATCGGTGAAACAATTTATAATATAACCAATAAAGGCGATTATCGTATGGTTCTGGACTGCTTTAAAGTCTTAGATGATACCTCAATGGATAGGCAGGATAGGATTCTATCTTGCCTATTTATTTTTTATAATAATTTCACACGATTAGAAGATATTGCAAAACTAGACGAAAATACAATAACTGAATTGATAACCTATATGTTTAATTTCATGAATTGTGGCGATGATAATAATTCACAAGGTTTACAATCTAACCATAAATTAATTGATTGGGAAAAAGACAGCACATTGATATGTTCAGCAGTTAATAAGGTTGCACAAACAGAAATAAGAAGTGTGCCATATATTCATTGGTGGACTTTTATGGGATATTATTTAGCTATTGGAGAATGTTCATTTTCAGAGATTGTGTCAATTAGAAGTAAAATTGCAAAAGGACAGAAACTTGAAAAATATGAACAGAAATTTAAAAGAGAAAATCCACAATATTTTAGTTGGGATTTCAGGGCAACATTACAGGATAATGAAGCTAATGAATATATTAAAAGTATATGGAATAAAACGTGAAAGTGAGGTGATTAAGCATGGAGTCAGTAGATGGTGATATAAGGTTAAATGTCGGAATAAATAGCAAAAAAGCTACAACCGATTTAAGAAATGAAATTAAAGCTATTTCTGATATAATTCAAAAAACATCCGGTACTGCTAACAGAACACTTAAAAGTGTGTCCTCCGATATTAACAAAACAGTAGACAATATGAATAAGTTAGCTACACAGATTGATGAATTGAATTCTAAAATGAAAGCACTGGAAAATGTAAAATTACCTACAGATGAATATAAAGAAGTGGCAGATTTTATAAAAAAATCTGAAACTGAATTAAATAAATTGTTAGATAAACAGGCTGAAATGGTAGCTACAGGTAATACAAGTGGTAAATCTTGGGATACAATACAATACAAAATTGACGAAGCCAAAAATACAATAACATATGCTAGAGGTGAATTACAACAACTTGTAGATACTGGTAAAGCGTTTGTACTAGGTAAAGATACACAAGAATACACCGACATGGCAAATGAAGCTGAAAGACTCTCTGGAATATATAATCAACAAGAGCAGCAATTATATTTGTTATCAGATGAATATGATGCCATAAGTAGTGCAGCTAGTAATAGCACATCTGCAATAGAATCAGGAGCATCTCGCAATAAATCTACTTTAAAAGCTATTAAAAGCGGATTAGCAAGTATTGTATCCATGCTAGGTAGAATAGGTAAAAAATTCATATCTGCATTTAATAAGAAACCATTAGAAAGCACTAACAAATCTATAACTAAATTAGTTAGAAATTTATTGAAATATACATTAGGTATACGGTCATTATATGTATTATTCAATAAATTAAAATCGGCAGGTAAAGAAGCATTAACTACAATGGCAACGGAATTTGATGATGTTAATAAAGATATATCAGCTATAGTATCGTCATTTACTACTTTGAAAAATAGTATAGGTACTTTAGTACAACCTTTAGTCAGCGCACTTGCTCCAGCATTGACAACTATAATGGATGCAGCCACTAAAGCAAGCGAAGCTGTTGCTACATTTTTTGCTACACTTACAGGACAGAATTATATTTATAAAGCAACAAAAGCTAATATAGATTATGCTGCAAGTCAAGATAGTGTATCAAATAGCACTAAAGAATCTAACAAGCAATTAGGCGCATATGATGATTTACAAGTAATTAGCAAAAATGATACAAGTAGTAGTGCTAGTGGTACTGGTAGTGATAGTGGAAGTAGCTTTGAGAAAGTGGCAATTTCTACGGATTTACAAGATGGTATTGCTAATATGATTGCTAATATTAAATCAATGTGGGAACAAGCAGATTTTACAGATTTAGGTGCGACAATCGGTAGTAAGATAAATACAGCTTTATCTAATATACCTTGGACAGATATTCAGACTACTGTAAATAAAGTAGCACAAAGTATAACAACATTATTAAATGGATTGTTAGATGGCACAGACTTTAAATTACTTGGAAGTACTTTAGGTCAGGGAATTAATACTGCACTTGGATTTATTACAACTACTGTTAATACATTTAAATGGGGTACTTTAGGAAGTAAAATGGCTGATTATGTTAATGGGTTATTTAGCACAATAAAGTGGAGTGAAATTGGAAGTACGTTTGCTAATAGCTTTAATGGTATATTTACCACGATTCAAAAGTTTGCCATAAATACTGATTGGAGTGCAATGGCTACTGACATTACTACTTCAATAAATACATTTTTAAGTACGATTGATTTAGGTGCTGCTGCACAATCACTTTCAAGTATGCTCGTCGGATTATTGGATTTAGTAGCCACTACACTTGAAACATTGGACTGGCAGCAGTTAGCTTATGATGTGATGGATTTTATAACAGGCATTGATTATAGTGGTATATTCTCGGCATTTTGTGAAGGACTAGGGGCTGCGTTTGGTGGAATTGCTGCATTTCTATTTACAATTGTAGGGGAGGCAATTACAAGCATCGGTGACTATTTCAGTGAAAGTATAGACGAAGCTGGTGGAAACATTGCAGAGGGTATATTGTGTGGTATTTGTAATGCACTTGTAGGGCTTGGAAATTGGATATTAGATAATATATTGTTCCCATTCATTGATGGATTTGCTGAAGCTATGGGAATTAGTGATTTACTTGAAACTGGTGCCAATTTCATAGCAGGATTACTTGAAGGTATTGTAGGGGGTTTAAAAAATATTGGTACTTGGATTAAGGAAAATATATTTAACCCTATAGTAAATTGGTTTAAAGATTTATTTGGTATTCATTCTCCGTCCACTGTATTTGCTGAATTTGGTGGGTACATGATGGAAGGTCTAAAAAATGGTGTTAATAATGCCATCGAAGCTGTTAAAAAAGTAGTTACTAAAGTATGGACTACTATAAAAGGTGTATTCAGCACAGTTAAGACATGGTTTACTAATTTGTTCAAAGGTGCATGGAATGGAATTAAAACAGCATTCAGTTCTGTAAAGACATTCTTTAGTGGAATTTGGACTAAAATTAAAGCTTGTTTCAGTGCTGTTAAAACATGGTTTAGTAGCTTATTTAGTGGTGCATGGGAAAAGATTAAAAACGCATTTAGTAGTGTTAAATCATTTTTCAGTGGGATTTGGACTAAAATTAAAGGAGTATTTAGTAGTGTCGGAACATGGTTCAAAGAAAAGTTCACTGGTGCATGGGATAAGATTAAAGAAGTATTTAGTCTAGATAATGTTAAGCAATTCTTTTCAGATGTGTGGGAAGGTGTAAAAGGTTGCTTTGGTAAAGTATCAAGTTGGTTTAGTGAAACCTTTGCAGGTGCATGGCAAGGAATTAAAGACATATTTAGTAAGGGGGGTGAAGTATTTAGTGGTATCGTAGATGGTGTTGCAGAC